CTTTTCCAATTTTTAAATGACAGACTCCAAAGTCATGACCCATTTTAATTTTTTCTTTGGCGAAGAGTCCAATGTCGTGAATGTTGGAAAAGCCGAGTCTAAGTTCTTTAGGGAGAGGTTTATACATGTGATTCCTGTTGGTAATAACGCCTTACTTTTATCTTATACTTATTCTTCTGATAATATTCTCTGCGCCACTTGTTGATTAGTTCTTTATTCTTTAAACGGTATTCTCTTTTCTTTTCTTTATTTTTTAGAGCATACGCGCGATCATACTCTCTTATCCTTTCCTTATTTCTTAATTGGTATTCTTTTCTCTCCTCTTTGTGCTGATGATAATAATTCCTGGCGTATTCTTGCCACTGTTGTTGATTCCTGAGGTAATATACTCTTTGATATTCTTTTAATTCTTCTTTATTTTTCATACTGTAATTACCATATAAATTGAAAGTAAAGTCATGAGTGCTAGAAAAGTAAAGATGAAGATAAAAATTTTATTCATAGAATTCTCCGTTTCTTTTTCTACGAACAGGTAAGTTAGTAGCCCAGTCATTCATACGTTCATTATAAATATCTGCGACGGCTTCACATCCGTCCGGAGTAATTGATTTTTTTGCCATATTAAATTTAACGGTACAGAAGATAAGATTGATAGGAGTATATCCACGTCCCGGCCAGATTTGATCCCTAGAAACATTAGTGGGAACTCTTTTCGCTCCGCGCTTCCCTTTTGATAAACCTCGTATCGTTGTCATAAGAACTTTACTATAAGGACATTGCATTCCATATTTCTTTTTCTGTTTTTCCCAGTGTTCCCACCACGATTTTTTCGTAAAATTAAAAAGAAAAGATTCTCCGTTGCCATGACGACCAGTGCTAGCTTCTTTCTTAGCACCGGAGTAAAGATTCATAATAAATCCTCTTTCACTATTATTCCAGCGATTATTCATTATCCAATATTTATCTTTATTATTGTTTTTTCGTGTTCGACTTTTCTTTAGAATCGTTTCTTTATGTTTAGTATAATAATTATTCCACTGTTTTTTAGTTTGTAATTGAACTTCAGGTTGTCTTCTTGTTATTTTTTTTTGTAATTGAATTTCAGGGACTTGTCCTCGGGGAAGCCATATTCCAGGTTCAATTTCATACATGGCTCTTTTATATTTACTACCAGGTAAAGGATCTAAATATTTAATTTTATATCCTAAAGATTTACCGCCCATGTTCTATCCTATAATTTTCTAAATCAATTACATTTTTTCGATCCGGTTTAGCAGCATCATAATGATCTATAATTTTTTCAATCCCATGAACTTTAACTTGAATATAAGGCCAAACTAATTTGGCAAAAATTAAAGCATCCTGATATCCACAGCACCAGCGCCACTGTTTTTTATATTTGGGTTTATTATTATATTTTTTTTCTGCGCACCAACCAAAACCTAACGTTTCATGAATCCATTTTACAACGAATTTATCCGTCATAGCTATCTCACAGCGTATGTACCATTGATTATAAATTTTTCCTCCACGATCTTTTCGTTTAGTAGGTTTTTTTTTACAGGTAACACAACCTTCCCCATCAAAGAGTCCCGCGATATAAGCCAAGGTAGACGTTTCCATTTCGGTCATAGTCCGGCCTTTCTTGCACGATCAACTTGATCTTCTATTTGTTTAGATAAGTGTTGGTTGTCATGTTTTAATTCTTCAACTTCTTTTTTTAATTCTTGAATTTTTTCTTTGGCTGCTTTCATTTCAGGCGATGAGTGAACTGAAATAGTTTTAAGAATAGTCATTTCTCCTTCGGCTTCTTGACGAAGTTTATGTTCTTTATTGTATTTATTTACCAGACCAGCATTTTCACACTGAAGCTCACCTATTTGTCGTGTTAAATCTAATTTTCCACGATCATCTCTGCTAGTTGCGACTTCATTTTCATAACTAGCAGATTCAGCTTTTTCTTTATCGAACATTGTATCGACCATGTGTATCCCATTTCTCGCCGGGGATATAGCCTTGTGAATTACACTCTCCACAATCAACCCAGACTTCTTCTTTTGCTAGATGGTAAGGAACGCTTGTAAAACCGTTCCCTTTACATTTAGGACAGATTATTCTATCCAGCTTTGTTGTTTGTTTTTGCATGTTTTCTATTTCCTTTATTTTCTTTATAAAATCTAATTAATCGAGCGATCAATTTTAGATCGAGTACGATTAGTTCTAGAAGAAATAACTCCTAGTTCCTGCCAGTCAGTTATATTTACTGACAAGGATTTATATTTATTAGGATCTGCCATGTTTTTTCCTTTCTTTGATTATTTATATGCATGAATATGGGAATATATAACAACAAAACAAGGCTTGCAACATAAATCTTTTTGCTTTATTATTATGGCTCTTCTCACACCTTTTGTTTGCCGTTGAGTTTCATACTCAACGGCAACATTAAGTGTTGCATAAATGTCACACATCTTAGAGTTGTAATACCCATATATAGGCTATGAGTAATAGTCTTTATGTAAAATTTTTAATGAGAAGAGTAATTAAAGCTTTAGAGCAACGACAGTATCAAGAAGTTAATAAACTTATTAAACAGATAATGGAGGAATTAGATAATTAAATAGTCTTATCAGGCTTACAATTATAACGAGTTCCAATCTTATTTTTATTAACGTATTTATACCCTAGCTTTGATAGTATTCGTGTAGATTCTCTATGAGCAGCTCGAGAGCATTCATACCAGCTATTGTACATAGTAGGATATACAATAGGCTTCATACATAGATCCGGTGCTAAAAATGAACACACCCAGATTATTAAAGTAAATTTTGTCATACTCTCCCCTGTCCCCGGTACGGTTTCCACGATCGCCGCTCCGATTTTGACATATTTTTTTTGTGACGTCCAATTGAAGGCCGTGTTTTTTTAATGAATGTATTAACACCGAACTTAGCCTTTTTTGTCATGACCGTTAAAGTGCTCTGATACTTTTAGTCGAGTATTTTTATCGGCTACAATATATTTAATCACACCATTTCTTTTCTGTTCTAGTTCGTCACCGCACCTAGTACAGCGATAAAGAGTTGCATCCAATCCTATTAATGTTGCCGGGAAGCTACAACTAGGGCATATCCCAGTCACTACTTCGGTCATAAATAGATGATTTCTTGCGGTCATATCTCTTTTTATTCCTTATTACCTTAGGAGTAAAGAATTTTAATACTTGAGCAATGGGATTAGAGCGCTTAAGTTTTTTTCTATTTTTTTTTAGAAAAAAAGCATAGTGCTTTTTATTCATTTCGCCGTTTAATCTTTTTGTAGATTAACTGCGGATGGGCCTTTTTGACCCTCTTCAACTTCAAATGTTATTGCATCCCCTTCAGTTAAGCCGCTTAAACCAGCGTCTTTTACTGCTGAAGAATGAACAAAGACATCTTTCGTACTATCATTTGGTGAAATAAAACCATATCCTTTGGTTGGATTAAACCATTTGACTTTTCCGTTTATAGTCATGTTATTTTCTTTCCTTATTCGTAACTTTTTTTCTTTTTATAGGCGGGCTCATAATCGGCATCTGAACGTTTTGCTCTGGACCGAGTTTCATTAATAATTATATCCTGTTGAGGGTGTAGAGCCACCTTCTGCTAAAGCTTCAAATAATTTTTTATGTTGGTCCATGATTTCTTCATCACTCTTCATCATGTTTTCAATATGATTTTGTAATTTATCAACATGTCTTTCTAATCTATTTACTTTATCTTCCTGCACTGCTTGCACAGTAGAAAGTTCAAAAGTTCTTGAAAGACTCCATCCACCTAAAGCGATGAGTAGTCCAACCAGTAATGTCATAATTTTATCAAGCATATTATTCTCTTACTAATTTTTTCCAATCAGGTTCCTGATCTCTAGGTATATAAGGTTCATAGCCCTGTTCTTTTGCTTCTTCATCATCTTTTCCAACAATTGCTTGAACTTCAGGAACATAATGTTTTAACATGTCTTCAACACCTCTGTGTAAGGTAATCTTAGACATTGCACATCCGCTACAGCTACCTGATAGTTTTAACTTAGCAACACCATCATTAAAACTGATAAAATTAATAGCACCATTATGCTGCGCAACAGAAGGAGCAACCTTTTCCTCCAGTACGTATTTGATATCTTCGACAATCTCATCTTGAGACCTCATTTAATCTCCTAATTACAATTGTTTTTGTCTAAGTCCGCTGGCATATCTTTTGTAAACCAAATCCAAGAAGATATTTTAGTTCCTTCTTGTGTATAGGTACATTTTTTGCCTACCGAGCAGGCGCTCAGGGCAAATAACAGTGCAAGCACTAGAAATAGTTTATTCATGTTTATCCTTTTCTTTAGAAGCATTTATTTCATTTTCAAAAGTTAATGTGAATGCATCTTCTTGTTGTTCTAACTGACAGCATTCTCCAGATTTTTCTTTTTCTTCAGTATGTATCTTACAACATTTTGTTTTATCTATTGACATAATTCATACTCATTACTTAGGCCCCGCTAATAATATCAATAATAAAAACATAACTATGAATAATCCTATTGTAAAATATCTGTGTCTTCTTTGATATATTGCCAATCTTCGGCGACGTAATCTTCGAAGTTTTAATGTTTTGTAGTCCATTTATTTTATCCATTATTGGCATGATTCACATTCATCGTTATTAAGGGCTGTAGATATACATGCACATTGCGTACAGGCACATACTCCATTATCATCGGAATGTTCTTTTACATTACAATGACAATCACAAAAACAATTTTTACATTTACTCATTAATTATATAGTGACACCTATGGTGTCACCTTTTACTCATTTTATTTTTTTTTAGATTATATTGCTATGACTGCAATTACAATAATAATTGCTACTCCGATAACCAGTTTTTTATGGTCAGTCCAGAGATGTTTAGCCTGATTTATAATATTTTCCATAGTAGTTTCCTCCTATTTAATATCTCCCCAATTAGCACCTGATTCATAGTCTACCTTATTTGGAATCTGTAGTACAACAGCTTCTTCCATAATTTGTACTATTTGTTCCGCCTTCTTATCAGATTCTACAGAAATATCTACTTCATCATGAATCTGAATGTGAGGTATTATACCCTTTTTATAGAGAGCTACCATACTTTTTTTAGTCATATCTGCAGCAGATCCTTGAATTAATTTATTTAAAGCTTTGTATGTAAATGCACGTTTTAAAGGTTCATCATAATTTTTTCTTGCTTCTTCAAGAGGTAATGGTTTAAAGACTCCAAATTGAACGGGTTGCCATAAATCAAAATGACATGCTCTTCCTAATAAAGTTCTAATTTTTCCTCGATCATTTGCTTTACGAGAAACATTATCCATCAATTGTTTTACAAATGGTGCTCGGGAATGATATTGTCTGATTAATTTTTCTGCTGACTCTTTCATTAATCCTAGTTCAGCCATTAATTTATTTTTACCCATTCCATACATTAGCCCTAAATTAATCGTCTTGGCTTGCTTTCGTTTTATGCCTGCCATATCAGCCACGACCTTATGGAAATCGGCGTCTCCGGCTTTGTATGCGTCTGCAATTTCATGAACTCCAGGTAAATTTTGCAGTTTTGCATAATGTACTAAAATTCTCGGTTCTTGTTGTGAGTAGTCAAATGATCCCCATTTACAATTTTTTTCAGGAATAAATATAGATCGAATCAGTGGACCTAATTCTGGATGTCTTGCAGGAATTTGTTGTAAGTTTGGATTACTCATTGAGAATCTTCCTGTTACTGTTCCTCCTTGATCTGATCTAATTTGATTTATGTCGGCGTGTATTCTTCCGTTGTGTGCATGTTTAGTTATTGAATCTATAAAAGTTGTATGGGCTTTATTTATTTCTCTTGCATCTGCAATTGATTGAGCGAGTTCATGAGGATGATTTTGTAAAAAGTTTTTTGTAAAACTTGGTTCATTTGATTTTGCAGTTCGGTCATAAGGTAATTTTAATTTGTCAAACGCTTTTGCGATAGAGCGCGCCGCCATAATTTCTACCTCAAGACCTGTTAACTCCTTGATTTTATTGAGTATTTTTTGTTCTCGCTCCATTAGATTTTTTTTAATTTTGTGAGCTTTTTCCAAATCAACTCTTACACCTTTAAATCTCATTTCAATCAGACAAGGAAATAATTGTGTTTCTAATCTAAAAATATCTATTAATTCTTGATCGTGTAATTCTCTATGAAGTCTTTGCCAAAGTTTTAAAGTTACCTCAGCATCTCTTTCTGCATATTGACCTACAAACATCGGGGGTAATCTCCATAAATCTTTTTTAGGATCTACTCCATATTCTTTTGCAGCATTGTAAAGAACTTTTTCATCTTTACCCAATCCTACATAATGTTTTGCTAAAACATTTAATTGATAAGACAATCTATTTTCATCAATTAAACTTGCAGCAATCATGGTGTCTACAATTTTACCTTTAATATTTATACCTGCATTTCTTAACCAACAGACATCATACATAGCATTGTGAAAAATAAATGTTGTGTATTCTTGATTACAAATTTCCTGGAGCCACTCTAAAACTAATTTTTTATCCATATTACCACCCTGCTCATGATGTATCGGAAAATAGCCTGACCACCCTTCTACGGCCACCGCAATGCCCGCAATATGCCCTTTTCCTGTTACATTTCCTGAACCCAACTCAATTAGATGTGGATCATTCGTTTCCAAATCAATTGCAATTTCTTTGGCACCTTTTAAATTTTTTAATTCTTCTGGTATTACCCACTCAGTTTCGGGAGTGAATAAAGGTTGTTGAATCGTTCTCACTTATAATCCCTTTCAATTATCATCTCAATAAAATGAATAGCTTTTAATAAATCTTGCTTCTTTCCTTTATGTGGATGACGGCATATATATTTTATAGCGGACCCTTCCGGAAAAAGCAATTTATTCTCGACTACAAATTTACTTGGCTGAATTTTAAATTTCTGATAATGAGATCCTCCAATTTGTTTTGCATAAACATGTAATTCTCCTAGAGTTATTTTATTATTTATGACCCCTTTCTTTTTTAATTTTTGGTATAATTTTTTCATAATATATAAGCTCTATCAAAATTTTTAGGATCTAATACATGTAATTCTTTTTTTGCTCTTGTTGCTCCAGTGTAAAATAGTCTGTGTAATTCATCGGGATCATGACTAAAAGTTTCTAAAGCTGCATTAGTTAAATCCTGCATTAATAAAACTTTATCCGCTTCACCTCCTTTCGCACCATGAATAGTTGACATTATTATTCTTGGATTTTTATTTATTTTTTCTCCATTCGCTCTCATGTTTCTTATATAGGTTTCAGTAATAGGATCTAGTCCTTCAAAAGCTTTAAACCAGACCTCATTGGTAATTAATCCGTGTTTTTCTTCGCATTGTTTTAATGTGTATTTATCATCCGAATGTAATGTTTTACCTTTTTTAAATCCAGGTAATACATTCGATCCAAGATATTCATAAATATTTCTGATTTCCAAATGATTTAAATAAGCTTCTTTTCGCCATGCTTCCCAATTATTTAAAGCCAGTAAGAGTCTTAAAGATACTGAATTAGCGCCTCGATATTGATAATACCATCCTTGAATTTCACATAAATCTTTAGCATCTTCTAAAAAATGATTTGCTGAAGATAAGATTAACCAATTACCTTCTGACATATCTACCTGAGTTATGTCTGAATATCTTTTTAAAATTCCTTCTTCGGGTCTGGGTTTATAAATTTTACTAAATCTTTTTTCTACTTTATTTATTATTTTTTGTGATAGTTCATGGATAGGTCCTCCAGGTATTCTATATGATTGATCTAAAGTTTTAATATCATCTACTTCTTCTTTTAAAGCTATAAAATGATCTACATCCGCGCCAGCCCATTTAAAAATAGCTTGGTCATCATCGCCTGCAATGTAAGTTTTTTTTGCATTAGCCCAAATACAACGCACCATATCCCATTGAAGAAGAGATAAGTCTTGTGCCTCATCTATAAATAAAACTTCAAAACTTGGATGAATTTCTGTGAGAATAAAATCTTCTAAAAGATCTGTAAAATCTTTTAATCCTTTTTCTTTTTTAAATTTTTTTAATTCTTCGGAGAGTAGATATAAAGTATTTCTTTCTATATCTAATATGTTTTGTCGGGAATCATAATATTCTAATAGGTCCATACGTTTGACACGTGCTGTATTTATAATGGTTAAATATTCATTATCACAATTAAAAGTTCCATCATCATTAGAAAAGGAAGCTGTCTTAATAGGAATACCACATTTTAGTCCGAACTCTCTATAATCATCAGGTCCCATCATTTTTTCTTTAGTGATTCCTAATTTTCTAAATGCAAAAGAGTGAAGAGTTCTAAAATTTTCTAAATCATTTTCTATATCTAAACCAAATTTTTCAGAAGCTCTATTTGCTGCTTCGTTAGCAGCTTTTTTAGTGAAAGAAAAATATCCGATTTGTTTAGGGCGTATTCCATCTTTAATAAATTGATCTACTAAATTTAATAAAGTTGTAGTTTTCCCTGTGCCAGGGGGTCCTAATATAATTGTTTTCATTAAAAATCTTCTTCTTGATATTTAGTTTTAGAAATACTTGCTTCTATTTTTTTCATTGCTTTAATTTTAATCAGTCTTGGTTGTTGATTTTTTACTCTGATTCTTTCTTCTTCTACAAAAATATCTTCTAATCTTTTTAATAAATTTCCCGTTTTAACTTTATCTATCTCCCAATGATTTCGTTTACAGAAATTATAAAAATCTTCCATTCTAAAATAAGTAAATTCTCTTTTATCATCTGTGTATGGAAGTTTATTAAAGATATCATCCATTGTTCGTGCATTTTGTCGATTGGTAGTCCAGTCTTGTAGTAAAGAAGTTAATTCATTTATTGGATCTAAAGATTCTAAGGGTTCAATTTCTTGTAAGTTATTCATTAAAGGCTTTAAAAATAATTCTTTCCAGTCTTTAGGTTTAGGTACAGGTATTACTAAATTAGCTTGATCTAAACATGCCAATGCAAATAAAGGTGAACTATAAAGTTGTTCTGTTTTTAATTCGATCCGCGCTTCACCTACATCTAAAAACCATTGAGGTGGACTAGACGTGTACTTCGTTAAGTTACCCAGCATCGGCATTTGTTCTTCACCATAACCTACACCGAATTTTTTTGTACGACATAATCTTGATTGACACACAGCATTGATAGGTGCATCTTTACATCGGTATTTGTCATAACCTTTTCTGCTTACGGATTTAATTAATTGTTGAACCTCACTATTACTAAGTGGAGGATTCATATGAGTTTGATTTGCTTTTACTAATTCATCTTCCCAGGAATCAGGGTGGGCTTGTTTATAATAAACGGCAATATTAAATAATGCATTATTTCTAGCACCTTCCCCAAAACCCTCCTTGGCTAATTGATTGAGACAAGGAGGTCCCTGAGGAAAAGCTTCATCTATTTTTTTCTCTTCGATTTTAATTTTCTCCACCTGTTCCATTCGAAGAGCATAAAGATCATAGAGCTTATAAAATTCCTCAAGTGTAGCAGCGGAGCCATTATCGTTGATAGCATAGCGCAGTCCTTTGGTTCCATTAAAGTAGGGTAAGTTTAAAAAATTACCTGTGTCCCCACGTTCCACAAGTATTTCTGTTTGTTTGGGAAAGATTTCACAACCTTCATAACCTAAAGTTTTTGATATTTTTTTTAAAGTGTTCTGCATTAATAATGCAGGGATAAATTCTGTGGTAAATAAAAAGATGTGAGCACCGCCGGATTTAGATCGGCACACGATGAGAGGAAGTTTTAATTTCCTAATAGTTTGAATAAGATCGCTATGTTTAAGATTATAAACGTCGATGTCAATGCAACCCCACTTACAATTGTTATCTTTTGTAATAGGGATAATCCCCAAAGCAGGAGCGATACCTGCAAGGTGATTTTTCCATAATTCATCTGTAACGTTTTTCCTAACGATAAAAGCCTTTCCTTTAAGCTTTCCGTTAGCACTACGGTCACCCTTTTGATATTGTCCATATGCTATTGTTAATCCACTGAATATTTTTTTGAATGTCTCCATATACGCCTTTCTTCCTTCTATGTAAAGGGCCCTTTCGGGCCCTTCGCAAATTTAATACGGTGTTGCCGTACTAGATTTTTCTTCCACATCTGCTTTTGTTTGCACGTTGCCCTTGGAAACATTTCCCTTAAAATCTTTTGCACTTAAGTACAAAGATTTATCTTTTTGTTCCAGGATTCTGTCTTGTGTTACAACCCATCCAAACCAAGAACCTTTATCGTTCTTTTGTAGTGTAGATGTTAGGTTGTAAACAACCCCATGCATAGGTGGAATCGCAAATCCACCTTTTCCGTCAGGTATTTGTATGGTTTTCATCATTGAATTCCATTTTTTACTGACATTTAGTTGAGTTGATTTCATTGTAATCAACGCAGGAGTGTAGGCTCCTGTTTTTGTTTCAACTAAAACATAATAAGAAGCAGTTTCTTCCAAGTAGTTACCGTTAGGTAATCTAATTTTAGAACCTTCCCTCTTACCTGTCTTGATTACCGGACTGTTTGGTAGATGAACTGCCGCAGGCGCACCTGGACCTTCCCCTCTATCATTCCATTCCGGATAATCTTTTTTGTAGTAGCAAGGAATAACCTTGATACCTTTTTTACCATCGAATAAATCGTTGGTAACAGTATTATAAATCATGCCGGGTTTGGCATTCTCTATAAACTTTGAATCACCTTGAGTTACCTGAGGTGATAGTTGTCCTAAGATTCTGACAAATGGTAACGCAAGATCATCTTGCGTCATATTTTCAAAACCTTTAGAGAGATCGTCACCAAATAAAGCAACCGATCCATCTTTTAATTTAGCCATTATATTATTAGCCATTACTCATCCTCCATTATTTCCGAGTTATTTTAGTTTTGTCTTTAATCCATGTACTAAAGACATCGGAAGGCATGTCGAGCCCGGACTCGACACGCTCCTTAAATAGGGCAGTCAATGTATTCCAAGGCACATCAGATTTCTGTTGTGGCTCGAACCCATTTTCTGCCGCAAGGTCCAGCAATTGCTTCGCCTTGTCATCTTCTCCACGACCAAAAGTTACAAAGATATTGTTTTTAATAATATCCTCTAACTTATTGTCCCGAAGCCATTTATAGGCCGCTGCTCTTCTATCTTCATCTTTAGGAAGAGTGCACCTAAATTCTTTTTTAACTGACACAGCTGATCCATCAGCAAGTTTAAGAGAAGTTAAACCTTGCTCAGCCAATAGTTCAGGAATAATTCTTGAACCCACATCATCAGCTTGTGCCTTTAAATCTTGTATGTGCTTTTCTGCAGACTTGATCATGTCTTCTAAGTCTTTTAACTTTTGACATTCGTCAGCTAGGTTAGTTACATCTACATTATCTAGAAGATCTTTTGAATCTTCTAACATCATATTTTTTACTTCATCCGTCATTTCTTTCTCCTTTCTGGTACATATCGAAGTCTAACGGGTAATATCGATATTCTCGTTTGTCCCATTTCAACATATTAAATTGTCCATTGGTGTTGTCATTGGCAATTATACCAGACAAGGTAATTATTATTGGATCACCCACAGCAAGAAGATAATCTTCTTTGCGCATGTCTCGTAAATTTTTTGTCATCTTTTGCACATAAGGTGCAGTAGAATAAATTGCCTGATCTCTATTAGGCAAACATATTACAAGATAACCAAAATCGGACGCACTTAATATATTTATGTTAGGCGCTGGTTGTTGAATTACATATACAAAACGCTCCATTGGATTTTCCTTATGAAACTTTAAAAAAGCTTCAAGAGAATTAGGTTTATACAACTCAAATATTTTATTTTTCATTTCTTACTTCTTGACACAGATATAATAATTATTATATAAGAAGTCAAGAAAAGAAAGTAGAAAAAAATATGAACTATAAGTTTAAGACAAAGCCTTACGCGCATCAATTAACTGCCTTAGAAAAATCATGGCAAAAAGATGAATATGGCTATTTTATGGAAATGGGTACCGGAAAGTCCAAAGTACTTATTGATAATATGGCTATGCTTTATGACAAAGGTCGTATAAATGCGGCGCTCATTATAGCACCAAAAGGTGTGTATAGAAACTGGTTATCACAAGAAATTCCAAATCATTTACCTAGTCATATTGAACATAAAACGGTACTATGGACTGCTTTAACATCTAAAACAAAGGATAAAGAGTATCGACAATTATTTGAAACAGATTATGACCTTCACATCCTTCTTATGAATGTTGAGGCATTTTCAACTAAAAAGGGTGTAGAGTTTGCTGGTAAATTTTTAAGATGTCATAAAACGTTAATGGTTATTGATGAATCTACAACCATTAAAAATCCTACAGCTAAACGAACCAAAGCTATTTTAGCCTTAAGTAAAGAAGTTAAATATAGAAGAATATTAACGGGTTCTCCCGTTACTAAATCACCCCTAGATTTGTATAGTCAATGTGCCTTTTTAAATGAGTATTTACTAGGGTTTAGTTCGTATTATACCTTTAGAAATAGATATGCTGTCATGATTGATAGAAATTTTGGTGGAAGAAGAGTGCAATTAGTGGGTGGTTATAGAAGACTTGATGAATTAGCAGAATTATTAAAGAAGTTTTCATACAGAATTTTAAAAGAAGATTGTTTAGATTTACCTCCTAAAGTTTATATGCGTAGAGAAATAGATTTAACCGATGATCAAAAGAAAGCTTATATGACTATGAAATCCGCGGCGCTCGCTCAACTTAACGGTAAAATTGCGACTGCGCCCCATGTTTTAACGCAATTGATGCGTTTACACCAAATAACTTGTGGTCACTTTACGGCGGATGATGGCACTATTCAGGAATTTAAAAATAATAGAATGTCAGAATTATTAGATTTATTAGAAGAAATGGAAGGCAAAGTTATTATTTGGGCCAATTATATTTATGACATTGAACAGATTGTGAAGACAATTGGACAGGAATATGGCGAAGATTCAATTGTGGAATACTATGGCGCAATTGAGTCTAAAAAAAGGCAAGTAAATATAGAGAAATTTCAGGATCCAAAATCTAAGGTAAGATTTTTTGTAGGTAATCCACAAACAGGTGGGTATGGAATTACTTTGACTGCAGCCAGTAATGTTATTTATTATTCTAATGGTTATGACTTAGAAAAAAGATTACAATCCGAAGACAGAGCTCATAGAATAGGTCAGAAACAATCGGTAACTTATGTTGATCTGATTGCGAAAGGTACCGTTGATGATAAAATCGTCAAGGCCCTTCGCAAAAAGATCAATATTGCTTCTGCCATTATGGGAGAAGAACTAAAAGCGTGGATATAAAATGAAACCCTTAAGAGATGAGAAAGGTAGAATTAAAAGTTTGGGTTATCCTGTAAGATACCCCCAGGTTAAAAGTCAAAACTTCCTTGATCAGAAGTACCGAGACCATAATATTAATAAACTAGAATATCTAGTCAATGGTAAGTGGGTAACTCGTAATTATGTCCCTGAACGTACGAAATATAATAACGAGTTTTTAAAAAAATTTATGCGATCAGAGCAGGGTTTTTTTCAACAGATGGGGTATAGAAATTCTAAAAGACATAGATCTCACATAAACGAATGGTCAGGTAAATTAGAATTAGGAGAGAGGGATGATTTAGTAAAACATTGGCAGGAGCAACAAGAAAAGTATGGGGATAAATGTCCTATAACAGGAGTGACTTTAACTATGCTAAGAGTTAAAGAAAACAGGAAAAGTACTATTACAGAAACAAATATATCTCCTGATCGACTTTTTTCTTCAATAACCTATACAAAACAAAATGTACTATTTACCTCAGCATTATGGAACATGAAAAGAGGAGATTCAAAATTTAAAGATCTAAAACTTATTTTTAAGGAAGAATTGATAGCTCGTTTATATAAAATAATTCAGGAAAGATACCCCAATACCATAGAAACCATTGGTGGAGACATTTCATCCCCGAAAACGTAGGACTTACGCGCGAGGCGTAGTAAAATTTTAAATCCCTTATTTTACAGTTATTTTTTTAGGCTTTTTGCCTTCAGGAACAATCTTCATCAGATATATTTTAAGCAATCCGTCTTTTAGTTCAGCGTCTTCGATTTTTACATCGTCGGCGATGGTAAAAGATTTTGAAAAGTATCTTTTTGCGATACCTTTATGAATTACTCCCTCTTTTTTATCGTCAGATTTTTCTTCCTTGATAGACTTAATCGTTAAGACACCATCTGCATATTCTACAGAAATATCCTTCTTACTATAACCTGCAAGCGCTACTTCTATATTGTAAGTACACGTTCCAGTCTTAACAATATTGTAAGGCGGATAATTAACCTGCGGCATTCTAAAGACATCATCATCAAACATTTTTTCGAAATGGTCAAAGATGTTGTCAAAGCCTACCGAAATAGGTCTAAGTTGATTAAAGATTGATGGTAATTTATTGAATGTCATTTTAACCTCCATGTTAGACAGTTAATAAAATGGGCCCCTAAGGCACCCAACATTAATATAATGATTATCTTTTAAATGTCAAGTTGAACAAGTTTATCAATCGGTTGATAAACTACACGGTTATTTTCATCCCGGTAAGCTCGAAGCTGTTGTCCGCGATTATTGTCTTCGTTGTACGACATGTGGATCCAGCCGCTGTCGGAAGCTCCTGTATAAAATTCTAGAATGGCCTGATCAAAGGTTAAATTGTTTGTAGCCCATTCAAAAAGTTTATTATTATCTACACTATAGCATTCGAAGTCCGCTGCCTGTCCCGATGCATGTTGACTGGTAATTTTGCTGCCGATCGCTTCACACAGCGCCGGGCTGCGATATCCCGAGGATATGCTTACAACACCGAAGTGATCCCGAATCGGTTGAAGTATTTTTGTACAAAGTAATTTTAAATTTTCTACGTGTTCTTCTGAAGGTTCGTTAGAAATACCTTTACGCTCCGCGGTCTGCGATTTAGTTAACTCCCTCAACGAAAAGTTTTGGCTCAACTGCACAAATATATCCTCCTACTGATTGACCTTTATAAAATCCACTAATTTGAGATTGCATGGATCCCATGGAATAGTTTTTATTTTCAACATAATAGACATTTTTATTATAAATTTCTTCACAAGTCGAGCTTGTTGGAACGCGAATAGGCTCAAGCACATAAGATGTAGAAGATAGAACTATAACTAATA